CAGCGGCCAGATCGTGTCGGCCTCTGCGCCGTAGTACAGGCCGTCCTGGTGCGTCTTGGCGAGGATAAGGCCGAGATGGTCGAGCCGCTTGGACTGCGACAACGCCGTGCCGCCAGCCGCCGCATAGGCAAGCTTGGCAGACTTGAACGTCGCCGTGTAGGGCAGGCCCACCACCGCGTTCGTTACTGTAGTACCGAGTGTGATAGATCCGCCCGTCACCGTGTAGGTCGTCTGCGATGCGCCACGACCGGGAGAGAGATCCGCGCCGTCAGCCCAGACCACGACCTGTTCGCCCTCAAGATGGTCGAGGCCCGCAATGGTCGAGGTCGCGACACCCGAATAGACGATGAAGCTGTCGGCCTGCTTGTTCAGCGTGCCGCCCTCGCACTCGTCTATCCGCGCCCACTTCTCATGATACCGCTTGGTCTGCCCGTTGATGGTACGGCGCACCACATAGTAGACGTTATCCTCCAGCGTGCCGGGCAGGACATACGCCGCCTCGATCACGCCGTCCGTCTCGACCAGCCACCACGCCTCGACGCCATCGTCCGCGTCGTAGAGCAGCACAGCCACCTTGCCGTCCGCACGCACGAAGTGAATGGCCGTGTCAGGCTGGCGCTGGACTGCGATGTCCACGAAGCCCGGCAGGCCGATCTCCTCGTTCAACCGCGTCATGTCGGCGGTCTTGTAGGACTGGATGTTGATGTCGAAGACAACCTGATAGATGCGGCGATTGCTCGCCTGCACGTACATCACGCGCGTATCGACCTTGACCGCTTCCAGTGCTGCCGAACCCTGCGTGCTGAATTGTTTTATATTGAAATTCGTGGGCGTTAACGGCTCATCGAAGCTGGACGACTTGGCCTGGATGATGGACCCGTCCGCGCCTGCGATCAGTCGTTCCGTGGATGCAAGCCAGTTGATGGTGGCAATCGGACCCTGCCCGATGGACCTGTCAATCGGCGCTGCATCCCCCTCTTCCATGTCGTTGAAGGATGTGTAGTCGTCGGACCCAGAACCCCAGATCCGGTCATTGCCGGCCCACCACAGCCGCCCCTCATGGAGCTTGACGGAAGACGGCCAGCCGCGACGGTCGGACCATGCACCCTCGCGCCATTCGAACGTCACCGTGGAGTTGGCAAAATTTTCCAACACCTCGACATCAACCGACGTGGTGGAGTTGAACGCCGTCACCCGCGCCACACCCGTGCCGGAACCACCGGGGAACGAGAGGGAAGCGGTAGCAGAACCAGACCCATAAGCTGCCGGCTTGAAGCCGATGCGATACCAGACGATGGAATTGTCGAGCGTGTCGTCGTAACTCGTCGTGACGTTGCCCGTCCACGTAGTCACGTCTGTGAATCCGGTCGTCTCGCTGTCAAACGACCGTTGCAACGTTAGCGTACCAGTCCATGTGCCGGTGATTACGACGGTGAAGACGCGGCCAGCATCGACGCCATTGACGCGGATCGTGTCCGTGTAAGTGTCCGATGCGGAAAGAGTAGCGAAACCAACTTGGGATGAGTGGGTTAGTTCAAACAACGCCCCAACATGCGTCGACCGGAACGTGGGGCGGCTTGCCGTCAACGTCGTGTTGCCCCGCAAAGATGCGGGTGTCAAACTTACCGAGGTATCAGCGTTGAAGTTGAACGGCCCGTTCTCCGTCTTGTATTCGACAAAGGACCAAGAGTAGGTTCCTCGCCTTTCAATCTTGCGCTGCTGATGCCCGGTGCAGGCGAGATAGACAACATCGGCGGACTGGTCGCTGCGGATCAACGTCAGGTCGGACTCGTCGTAAGGCGTCGTCAGGACCATCGTTCCTGCCGCTTCAAGCGAGCAGGACGACACAATTTTGTTGAGGCGCGACAGACCTTCGAACTGCACAAAGAACCCGACAATCGGCGTAAATGCAAGGCTATGCGTGCCGGTGTCCAACGTGGTTGTCGTGATGTAGTCGTCGCCACCTGTCGTCGTTCCAACACGGAACCGGACAGGCCCGCGCTCGACCACGATACGAATGGCGTGCTGGACACCGCTGGAACCAAGGACGACAAACTGCGTGGCCCTTGCCGTTCCGCCCACCGAGAGGAGGTTCAGCGTCAGTTTGTCAGACGCAATCGAGGAGATGCCGCCGCCTGACGCGGTAAGCGTCCACGATGCAGGCACCGTGAAGTCGTCCATCACCGTGGTAACAGATGGGCGCGTGACAGGCGTGTCGCCCACCAGAACCCGCAACGCCCCCGCACTGAACTCCAGCGCCGCATAGTCCGACGCCGAGAACACGAACGGAAGAACCCGCGCCTTGGCGTCGTTGTACGTGCTTGCCTTGTAGCCCAGACCCGGCCGCAGCATCATGGGGCCGAGCGTGCGCGGCATCCAGTTCGTCTGCGTCTCCGCCGACAACCGAAGGCGGTCAACGTCCGTGCGCGCGAGCGCCAGAACAGAGACAGTCCCACGGTTAAAGGCGTGCTGGGCGAGGTTCTGCTTCGGCATCAGCTAAAGCGTCCGTTCCAGCGGGAGCGGGTACGAAGCCCACCGTCACGCGAGCGAACCCACGTTCCTTCGGGCATCCGGCCCGCAGGCTCGTTCATCGCATCGCGCGCCCTTGCATTCATGCGCTCGCGCCGTAGCCGCTTGTCGAGCATGTCCCACTTCTCGGACGAACCCGTCACGTTCAGCACGATGGCATGGGCCAGCGCCGTCTCGACCAGCGTCACAAAGGAGCGCGGCCAGATGCTTAAATTGGCACCGAAATCAGCATCATTTGAGACGTACCGTAGATACAGAGGCTCTACGTCGCAGAACAGGAACGACCCCTCGTCATTGTAGTCATCGAGGGGAGTCGAGAACCGTTCGTCGGCAGAGATGTTGAACGTGCGAACCCAGTCGGTCGGCTTCTCATACGCATACGAGTAGCCGAACTCAGGCTCCGCGCCCGTGGCCGGTTCTAGTTCCACCGTCCTCATGGCGAAGTTCCAGTACCCCGCCTCAAGGCTGTTCGCCACGACATCATCGTATGCGTCGTCCAGTTCACGCCGGGACGCGCGATCTTCAGTCAGGGACGACAGGCGTCGTTCGCCCAGCGCACGCAACGCGCCGCTGTAGATGGAGAGTTTCGACGCCATGTCTTAGCCCTTACGCGAAGGCGTTGCGGAGCTTGGCGAGTTCAACCATCGCCTCGGCTTCCGTCTGGAACTTCTCGCCCACCACGCTCTCGCCGCGCATCACGCAGTAGCGAGCATGGGGACCGCGATATTTCACCGTCAGGGGCGATGCGGTCGCAGCGACTTCCGCCGCAGGAGCCAGATCAACCCGGCGCAGAAGCACGACCTTGGCCGAAAGCCGATGGGCCGCAACCACGTAAACTTCCGCGAACCACGACGTATCTTCCGCATGGACTTCGATGATATCCCCGATGCGCAGCTTGTTGGCGATGTGCGACCAGAAGTCAGGTTCAAACATCCTGTCGTAAGGGACAGTCAGGTCATACGTCACCGACCAGCGGTTGGTCGCATAGGTCGCCTGCGAGAAGCGGGCAGGATGCAGCATCCTCGGCAGCGGCTTTACCGGAACCGGAACCGGCGTAACAACGGCAGACATGTCGGCAGCAATGGCAGCTTCAGCCATGGATCACCCAGGTTGGAGTCAAAGAAAAAGGCCCCGAAGGGCCTTTGGTTATTCGTGTCGGTTGAACTTTCGCCGGTTGGCTATTCGTTCCAACGGTCGAATGTTCGATAGCGCCCACGCCTCTCTGAAGAGTGGGCAATCAAGTGTCTCGTATCGAAACGCCGACAGAGGCTTGATGTGGTCCAATTCCCAGAGCGTGCCCCAGTTGTCCCACGTCATTCCGTCGCAGAACTGCGCCTCAATGTGAGCGTGCAGTTCAGCCCAGGTGTAACCAAGGGCAGCGGCATACTTGCTTGCCCCGCCCCCACCGCGCCGCAGCGCAGAACGCAGGGACCGGAACACCTTCTGCGTTATGTCGCCCCACGGTGTCGCCCGAAGGCGAGCGGCATTCTTACGGGCAAGAGCGCGAGCGTGTTCCACGTTGCGCGCCCGCCATTCTCGGGTCTTGGCCGCAACCTTTTCGGGGTTGCGCTTCTGCCATTGAACGACAAGATTTCTCTGCCGATCCGCGTTCGCGGCTCGCCACGCAGCGTTCTTGACCAACTTGTCTTCGCGGTTGCGAGCATACCAAGCCCGCCCCCGTTCTTTGCGTTGCACCAACTCCTCGGCGGTAAGTTCTTTCGGCTGCCTTTTGGGCGGCGGAATGCCAAGAGCCTTACGCTTTGCCCGCGCCTTACGGGCAAACTCTCGCTGATACTTTCTGCGTTTCTCAATGTCGTCCAAGTGTACCTCCTGTGGCTGGGCGAACCATACCACAGGAGGGTCGTGATGTCGATGCGCGCGACTTCGTCAGTCGCCAGTGGTGGCGGACCCAATTGTGGTCCCCAGTGCCAGATCACCAGCGCCACCAGCAGTGACGCTTTCAACGCGGTGGAACGTGGTCAAGGGGGTAGCCGTATCGACAACAATCACGCTGTCCGACACGCTCATGCCGAGCGCGGAGGCATTCGTGATGAAGTCGTTGGCGTCGATGGCACCAGCGGCGTCAGCCGCAGTGACGTACATCCACAGCTTGCCGTAGCCGCCGATCCCCTGCGCGACGAGCATCGGAGGGGCAGAAGTCGAATAAGCCATAATGGCCTCCTAGTTTGAATGTTGAGGAAGAAACAGGGGGCTAGGCCCCCCGTCATTACGTGGCGGCGTAGCCGGAACCGTCGTGCGTGATCTTCACGATGCCGGTGTTCTGGAGGATCTTCGATCCCATGAACACGCTGCAACGCGCGTAGGAGTAGTTCTGCTCCTCGTCCACGCCGACTGCCATGTCCATGTCGCCCGTGTTGACGGCCTGACCGATGGCATCGCGATGGTAGATGTAGCAAAGCTCCGCAGCGCCAGCGGCACCACTCAGGTTCGGATGCATGATCCAGTTGATGCCGGCCCAGCGCCGGAACGTGCGGATCGGACCAGCGAAGGGCTTCACCTCGACGTAATCAGCCGAGGCGAACTCCTTGGTTTGCATCAGGTAGGCGTAGCCAGCCGGCGAGATGACGCCAAACATCTTGTCTTCTTCCGTGACCATCACGTCGGCGTTGCCGAGAATGGCAACCGCGTGCATGACCTTGGAGAGCGACAGGGTGGCAGCAGCGCCCGCGTCCTGGGTGCCGTTCGCAAGCTCGGCCAGGATATCCTGGTCCATCTTGCGATTGATGACGCCCATCGTGGTTTCCTGCATGATGCGACGACCGTCGCCCTGCGAGGCGAACAGGTTGAAGCCCGTGCGCTGCACAAGATCATGCCACTCGACCAAGGTCGCGGTAAGCTGGTTCAGGTCGTCGTTGCGGGCCGGGATGAGACCGTTGACGCCGCGAGTGACGGCGGAAGCCGCACCCGATCCGGCGACGAGGAAGGTCGCCTGATTGCCCTTGATGACGGCTTCGCGCGTCACCGTGGCGGACAGGAGAGACTGGCGCTGTTCGAAGGCGCTGATAAATTCCTGTCGATACTGAATCTGAAATGCCGTTGCGGGCATGGGATCACCTATGATGTTGGAGGGGGTTCTTGAGTGACCGCCAGCATCCGGTTGCCCATGCAGTCGCGTTCACGGGTTGCCCTGTCGGGGCCGATCCGCGTTGCGTGGGGCTTCAGCGTTGGTCGAGGTAGTCGGGTGCGCGGGAACCGGGGCCTTGCGGGTTGTCCGGTCGAGGCGCGGTCTTAGGCAGCGCGGCCCGTCATCGAGGCCTTGGCCTCAAGCAGTTTGCCGTACTCGCTCTGCATCTCGGCATCGTTCCAGTACCGACGCTGGTCGGTCTTCATGATGCCTTCGATCTCTTCAATGCGAGCCGCGCCAGCCTTCAACGGATCAGCAGATCCGGCGGGGACGAGGGTCGCCATGGGATTGACGGTGCGCACCATGCCGGAAAGCCAGCGGAGCACTTCGGGGTGATCGCCTAGAAGCTTGCCGTCAGCAGTGCGGGAATTGAACAGAACGTCGCTCAACCCTGCCGGCGCGGACGCCTCAAGGAAGTTGGCAATGCCCTTGACCTCGGCGCGGTACTGCGGACCCCACTCGGCCCGCAACTGATCCTCGGCCGTGGCGCGGAAGGCCTTGTCGTTCTCGACACGCTGCGCCGCGTCCGCATCGACCTCGTTGTAGTACCAGGCCAGCGTCTTGTTGAACTGGTCGGGCGTCATGCCCAACTCATGGGCCGTCTTCTGAAACCCCGTGATCAGCGGCGCATCCGCCTCGCCGGGGATCATCCCGTTCGGCAACTGCGGCTTGTAACCCTCGGGGCTTTCCGGCAGGCCGTTCTCAGCGCGCCAGGTCTTGACCTCTTCCGGCGTAGCGTCGGGCTTGAGGCCCTGCTTCAACTGGCCGGAACTGATCTTGGCTTCCAGTGCGCGGTATGCCTTCCAGACATCAGCCGGCGAACCCATGCGCTGGAGACGTGCGATCTCCTTGGCGTCCTCGCCTGCGACCTTCGTGCGCCAATCTTCCGGCCAATCCGCAGGAGCCGTGACAGGCTTCTCGACAGGATCGCTACCAAGGAGCGTGCCGGCCTGTTCAGCGGCAGGCGCGGGGGCAGCGGTATCCGTGGTGCCAGATACAGAAACGGCCCCGTCAGGGGCCGCTGTGGTCGCAGTGGTGTCAGCAAGGGCTTCGCTCATTTGGCCTTCTCGATTACGGTTGCCGGGAGGTTGAGCAGCTTGACGATCTGCAAGCCTACGTGCCGGGAACCTTGTGCGAAGTCGGAAGCGTCATGCTGCCCGACATAGAACGTTGCGTCGTAGGTGCCGGCCGACCGGATGATCCAGTCGATGGCCCGCTTCTGTTGGCCTTCGTTGGCGATGCCCTTGGCGAGAGCCTGAAGGGCGTATGCGTCTGCCGGCTCCCATGTGTAGGGATGCCATGGCTGATGCGTGGTGATGGTCTTTCGTGCCATCAGCGACGGACCCACGCGCCCATGACTTGCTCTTCAGCCCGCATGATCGGAAAGCCGCAGCCGCCTGCCAGTTGGTCCATGTTCTGGTTGAGCCTTGTCGTCACGAAGCCGGTAAAGGTTCCAACAGGCTGCCGAACACGCTTGACGATGGCCGGTCGCATCGGTCGTCCCGAAGGGTGTTGGTTCACCGAGGCCCCATGGGCTTGCGGTTCTTGACCTCTTCCTGCGCAAGGCGCTCCAGCTTTTCCAAAACATCAGGGGCCTTCTCCAGCACCTTGCGCGCCGGGTTGATCTGCTTTTGGATGATCGTCTCATCCATGCCGGCCAACTCGACATCGCCGTAGTATTTCAGCATGAGCGCGCGGGTCAGGATCTCTTCCTTCCACTCGCCGGCAATCTTCTGGAACTCGTCAGGCTTGGCCTTCCGCAGTTCGTTCATCCCGCGATGGATGCTCTCATGAACGATTGTCGAAGGGTTCTCCGCGTCAGCCCACTTGATGTCTTTTTGCGGACTGAACGCCCCGCGCGCCGTCAACGACGGGCCAGATCCTGGCGGGGAGTAATGCAGCTTTGTTAGGTCCATCCCCAACGCAGCCACGGGCGATTTGTCTGCCGCGAGTTTAGCTGCCATAAAGATGTCGGACTGCTCGCGCGAGATTGGTTTAGTCTTGTCCCCGAACTCAGGCCCGCCGTCCCTGTTCAACTCCCGCATGGCCGTGCGGTTGTCTGTCGTCTTGATCCTACCGTTCGGGCCAACCACGGCATCGGCCCTGTCGCCGTAGGTGTAATTGTACTTCTCTGCCAGCGTCACGTCGCTCTGGCTGGGCCACCGAGGCGTCTGGTCGCCGGTAACGATAGTGCCGCTACCCGGCGTCCTGCGCATCAGGTCGCTCATCACACCATCCCCGCCTGCGCGAGGGACTGCCCGGCCTGCCCGACCTGATTGGCAATCTCGGCACCCTGCGCAACTTGCGAGGTCATCATCTCTTCCTGCTGTGCCTGCTGTGCCGCGTCAGTGATGGCCGCAGCCTCCTCTTCCGTATTCATCCAATCGGAGGAAGCGCCAGCACCATCGAGGGCGTCACGGACAGCTTGACGGGTGTTGAAGACATGGATCGCATTCGGATCAAGCTGCGCTGCCGTGGCAAGCAACTGTGCGCTCTCAAGGAATGCCTGCGCGTTGGCCCGCTTCACAGACGACTGCAACGGGCTGTCGAACTCAAACCTGATCTCCTGACCCCGCAGCATCGGCGGGATGTCCATGGGCGATCCGAACGCGCCGTTCTCCAACGCCAACTGGAAAGTCTCGTCGCAGACCGCGCTGTTGTATTCCGTCTCCATCGGCTCGAATAAGGGCAACGCGGAACGGACCCACTGCTCGTAGACCATCCGCATCTCGGTGGCCGACCGAACCTCGCCGAACTGCGGCATGCGGATCTGGTCGAGGTAGAAAGCGCGCGACAGG